CCACTTGAACACCTCGTCGATCTCCGGGTCCTCGGGCGGGTCGGTCGTGCCGCCCTCGTTCGTGATGAAGTCGGACAGCGGGACGCCGTAGAAGTCCGGGATCACGGTCAGCTCGACGCGCTCCGTGAGCGGGTCGATGGCGACCGACACCACGCGCAGCACTTCGTCGAAGCCCTCGGCGGTGATCGCCTGCCCGGGCAGCAGGTCGCGCGCCTCGCGGCTCGCGTCGAGTCGGAACTGAGCGCCAGGAGCCAGCTCCTCGGGCGACCGCAGCTCGGAGAGCGCAGCCGCCGTGGAGAACAGCGTGGTCGAGACGATCGGGACCTTGCGCACCCGTTGGTGCTCGGCGTAGCTTGCTTGCCCGTCCTCATCCACGGCGATCGTCATGTCGCCGTACATGTTGTCGCGGTCGCTGAACGCGAAGATCAAGCGGTCCACCGGCTGCTCGCCGTGCAGCGTCTCGATCTCCGGGAAGCGGTCCGCGTAGATGTCCTCGATGAACGCCAGCAGCGTGCCGCTGGGGTAGCGCACGCGCTGGAACAGCATGTGGCCCGTGCGCGTGTCGATCGGAAGCATCGTGCCGTGGTCCTGGAGCATCGCGCCGAGCATGGCCTCGGCGGTCTCACCCTGCGTGCCCAGGATGGCCGCGCGCCAGTTGTTCGTCTCGGCCTCGACGCCAAGGTCTTCGAGCGAGTCGGTGTCCCACGACTCGACGATGTGCGCCGGATCGAGCTGGAGGCCCAACGGCCAGTCGGCGAACAGCAGCTCGCCGATGACGTGGGCGATGTTGGCCCCGTCCGTGTTGTCCTCTTCCCAGACTTGCACGCTGGGCGACGCTTCGAGGACTGCACCGAGGGTGCCTCCCTGGAGGAAGATGCGCGTGAACGGGGTGTAGATCAAGTACGGCGGCTCGCCGCTGGAAATCTGCACGACCTCGGAGCGCAGGACCTCGTAGGTCCCGTCCGCGATGCCGCAGTCCGTGACCTCCACGTCGAACGACGGCTTGTAGCGCTTGGTCTTGTCGCCAGCGACTTGCAGGTAGCCGGTGTTCTCGTTCGAGCTGGAGAGCACGTCCACCACCGTGTCGCTCGGGCCGGTCAGCGTGCGGTTGGGCTCGTACCACGACTGCGACTGCGTGAGTCCGGCCCACGACGGACGGCGCTCCAGAACGTAGTCGAGGATGTTCCAGGTCTGCCCCGCAAGGCGCTTCTTGTTCCACACAACGTAGCAGGCGTGAGGCCAGCGCGAGGTGATGCTCACGCGGTTCGCGTTGCCCAAGAATGCGTTCGTGGGCTGCGTCGGCTCGCCCCAGTAGATCGTGAACGCGCCTTCCTTGCCGAGGTCCACCGTGGTGCCGCTCGGATGCGACTCAGCGGTGATCGGGCCGGTGAAGATCGTCGAGCCGCCCTGGATGATCTCGTGCAGCGCGTACATCGGGCCGATGCCGAGGACGTGCCATCCAGCTTCGTAGTACACGTCCACCTCGGGCGCGTCCCCGCCGCCCTTGCCGCCGCCCTGCGACTCCTTGCGGATCTCGCGGTCGCCAGCCCAGCAGAACACCGGACCGACGCGACGGATGCCGACGTGCCACGGCGTGAACGAGCCCCGGATCGAAAGCGTTGTCGGCTTGTCGGACTGGATCGGCGAGTCGGACTTCTTCGCGAGCATCTGGCCCGCGAGGATTGACAGGCCGATCGAGATGACGAGCCACGCGAGCTGGACCCACGCTTTCTGCGGCGCGCCAGGATCGACGACCTCGTGACCGAACGGCTCGCCGAACTGGAGGATCGCGCCCGCCATGAGCACGCTCACCGCCAGCAGGCACTTCTGGTAGAAGCGCGGGCGGTCGCAGTTCCAGTTGTAGGTCACGTCGTCCACGCGACGCCAGAACCATTGAGCTACTCGGTGCATTCTTGCCTCCAGCGGTACTTGTCCTCGATCCGGTAGACGGCGTAGAGGACCTGTTGTTCGAGGAACGACCACCCGCCCTGATGGAAGCCACACGACGGCTGGGCGTGCCACAGCTCGTTCTTGCGCGGCCCCACGATCTCGACGTGGCCCGGCCCGCCGTTCGGCGCGCCAGTCACCACGATGTCTCCAGGCTCGACCTGGAAGACGCTGCGCTCGTCGGGCTCGACCTTGTAGCACGGCGAGTAGCGGCGCACGATCTCGCGCACGGTGCGGATCGCGCCAGCTCGGTCATGGATCGAGGCGTCGTGCGGGAACCCGGCAGGCTGCATTCGCGCGCGCCCGTCGAGCGCATCCACCACGCCGAAGACGCTGCCCGTGCAGTCCGCCCCGCGTTGCGGGAAGGACTGGCCGGACTCGTAGCGGGTCCCGCGCCAGCGCTCCAGCTCGACGGCCAGCGCAGCAGCGATCTCAGGATCGCCCGGGTTCCACTCCAGGCGCGGTCGGTAGACGCGATAGCCGCCCATTACGGGGTCTCGAAGTTGGGCTGGTAGGCGGGAATGGCGTAGCCAAGGCCCATGAAGAACTGCTCGGCGCTCCAGCGAGCGCGGCACGTCTCGATGGTCTTGTCGCAGCCCGGCACGACCTTGATGCTCGTCGCTCCAGCGAGGATCCAGTCACTCGGCACGGGGCGCGACATGTACGCCTTGGAGGTGTCCACGTCGCCGTCGTAGTCGCGGATTGCGATGCGCAATCCGTCCTTCTCAGCGTAGCCGCGCTTCCAGTAGCGGGCGTCGGTCGAGCCGGGCGTAGTGAACTGCCCGTCCGTGATGGTGATTTCCGTGCCGTCAGCGGCCACGATCTGCACGTTGACCGACACCGGCGTGACGCCGCATCCACCCTTGAACAGGGTCCAGGCACAGTGGTGGTTGCAAGGCAACCCCATCGCGATGTCGAGGCGCGACTTGATCGGCAGGGAGAAGAACGCAGCTTGGTTGTTCTGCCCCTGGTAGTTCTTGATCGTGCGCGTAACGCGCCCGGCGTACAGGACCTTCTGCGAGGACTGGTCGCCGGTGAAGAGGCCCTGCGTCAACTCCTCGACGATGACGAAGATCGGAGAGTGCGGCACGCCGCTGCTGGCGCGCGACACGAAGGCGTCCAGCGGCAGCACGATGCGCAGCTCGCGCTTGTCGAACGTGCCTTCGTTCTCCGGGATCGCCAGCTTCATGCGCGGCTCCGACGTGTGGCCCAGGAAGTCCTGGTCCCAGTCGGTGTAGCGTGCTTGCGAGGCAAGACTGTCCCCGTAGAAGAACGTCACGAGGACGAACCCTTCCTTCTCGGGCCTTGCGTATGCCTTCACCATGGTTGCCTCCTAGACCTCGAAGTCCTGCTCGTTGAGCACTTCGATGATGTCGATGCCTGCCGTACCGTAGCCGGTGTGCTCCCAGGTCTCGACGAACTCATCCTTCGAGAAGCGCACCAGCCGGGCGCGCGCGACGCGGTGAGAGTCGGCGACCAGCAGCCCTGCGGGCAGTGGGTTGAGCAGGGACACGCGGAACACGGTGAGGATCTGGAGGATGTTGGACACGTCGGTGACGTAGTGCTTGCCGTCCGACATGACGAGCCCGAGCGCGTCGAACTCCTCCTGCGTGTCAGCAAGGTCCAGATCGTTCTCCGAGATGCCGACGAACGTGCCGCCAGCGTCGATGTCCACCAGCTCGAAATACTGGTCCTGGTCGATGTGCCAGAAGCTCCGCAGGCGGCCACGGCGGGTCTCGAAGAACTCCAGCGCGCCCCAGATCGTGTCGCGGTTGCCCGTGACCTCGAAACGGTGCGTCTGTCGCGAGCGGTCGCCCTCGACGCTCACGAAGTCGGCGCGCCCGCCACGGTTCCTGTTGCCTTGGCGCGAGCGGCCCTTACTGATGCCGCGCGTCCAGTCCGGCTCCTCGTACCACACCGGGCGGTCATCGTGCGCCAGCTCCGCGCCCGAGGGGTTGTCCGACTTGATCGGCGGGAGCTGCGACGCCCCGGGAGCCTCCGTGACGGTCAGCTTCACCGAGGGAACGCGCGCGGTCGTGTAGTCGGCAGTCACGTCCAGGACGATCTCGCAGTCCATGACCGGGAACACGAGCGACCCGGCGGCAACCGCCACGCCCAGCGTGGAGGTAAGCGTGAGGGCCGTGTTCGTCATGTCGCTGATCTGGTGGAACGAGTGCGACACAGGTTGCCCGCAGAAGTCGAGCTGCACGATCGCGATGCGCGCGCTGGGGAAGAACCTCCCCTGGTCCGTGCGCACATTGATGGTCGTCGCCGTGCTCAGGTAGGCCGCGTCAAGCTCCTGCTGATCCATGTAGATCGGCACCTGGAAGCGCTGATCGCCAAGGCGGCGCAGCAGCACCTCCAGACGTTCGAGCTGCTCCAGCGAGTTGATGCCGGTCACGGAGTTCCGATCACAGATCGTCCACTCCAGGTCGAGCGTGCGCGTGGGCTTCACCCCGAGGCCGCGCCGCGACTCCGCACCGGAATCGGGAGAGATCGACACGTCGGTGCGGAACGAGGTGGACAGCTTGGCCTGGGTCGCCCAGTTGTGCAGGAAGATCCAAGCATCGTCCACCAGCGGCAGCGGAACGACGGGGCCAGCCGACCCCTGACGCGCCAGGGCTTCACCAGCGATGCGGCTGATCTGCACCTCAGCCGTGCCGTCGCCGAGCGCGAGCACCTGCGCATCGAGGCGCGAGGTGGAGCATTCTGCGTCGGGCGCGCCGAGCACCTCGATCGCGAAGCGGCTGATCTGCACCTCATCGGTGCCGTCGCCGAGCGCGAGCACCTGGGCATCGAGACGGGACGCTGCGCAGACCGGAGGCTCCGCTCCAAGGACCTCGATCGCAACGCGCGAGGCTTGCACCTCTTCCGTGCTGTCCCCGAGCGCCAAGACTTGCGCATCGAGCCGGTTGACAGCGCCGACCGTGCCCTCGTCAGCGAGGACTTCGACGCTCTCCCGGGAGATCCTGACTTCGACCATGCCTCCGGTCTCCTACCTAGCCGTTGTTGACCGCACCGAGCTGGTACGACTGGAGATCGGTGAGGACCCAATCGGTCGTCGTGTTGGGGTCATCCTCCGCGATGACGGAGGCCGCCTCCATGGTCGTGCTATCCACGTTGAGCGCGGTGCCGAACTGCGTCTGGGCGGGCGTGCCAGTGGTCTTGCGCCACATGAAGCCGATGTCCAGGTCGCCGGTCGTCTCCATCCGCCCGTACAGGTCCATGCGCACCCCGATGATCGAGGCGTTGTCCATGAAGTCCAGCGTGCCCGACAACCCCATCTGCGCGAGGTGGATCTGGCCCACCGTGTCGGAGGTGAGGCGGTCGTCATCCTCGACAGAGGTGGGAGGCTCTTGCCACGCATCTTCCGTGTCGGTCGCCGTCGCCAGATCCCAGTCGGTCGTCGAGCCAGCACCACCGCCCGTGGTCGTGATCTTCATGGGCGTGATGAAGCCCTTGCCGAGGAAGTCGTTGTTCTTCAAGCCAGTGCTGTCCATGACGTACACGTTGTCGAACGCGCAGTTGTTGGTGGCCGTGCCCGTGGTGAAGGACAGGACGAACGAGTCGGCCCCGGTCGAGGTCTGGTTCTGCGTGTCCACGTTGGTCACGGAGCTGTCCCAGGTGAACGTCTGGAACCCGCCGGTCGCGTTACGAGCGGACTTGTAGTAGCGGAAGCGACCCTCGATCGAGCCAGTCGCGTTGTCGATCGTGACCTTGAACTCGAAGTGAACCCAGGAGAGATCGCTGATGTCCCACAGGTCGAAGACCTCGTTGGTCCTCGCGATCTCGGTCGCGCCCCGCATCACGCGCCAGCCGTAGTACAGACCCCCAGGCTTCGTGTCGGCAGGGGTGTACTCGTACACCTCAATGCGGATCTGCTCGCCGTCCGTGTTGTGCAGCGCGACGTACGGCGCGGTCGTGCCAGTCACGAGGTTGGTCCCGTGGTCGGAGCGGAACGCGAAGCCGATGATCCAAGTGTTCTGCGCCGGGGACACGAGCGTCGGCGTGTGCAGGATCGCGCCGTCATCCGATACGGCGGAATCGTGAATCGCGCCCGCTCCAGCGATCCCTCGGTCTTGGGCGGGGTTCTCGGGGGTCAAGATGGTCGGGACCCCGCTGGTCTGACTGCCGGTGTAGATACGCTCCAGGGCTGCCTGAACGCGCGAAACGTCGAAGCCCTCCATCCATCGAAGTGCCATTAGCTCACCACCTCCACGCCGAACTGGCCGTCGTCGATGTCCGACACGTCCCAGGCTGCGGCGCTGTTCGGGTTGTCGTCGAAGACCTCGGTGAACTCGTCGAACACCGTCGAGTCCACGACGTGCGAGGATCCGTCCACCACGGTGGTGTCCGGGTCGCGGTACTTGGTGCGCACGGTGCGCGTTCCGGCAGCGGCCATGCCGAGCTGGACGCCGAGCTGCACCGCATGGATGGTGCCAGTGATCTGCGCCAAGTCCTCGAAGGCGTAGAGGTCGATCTGGCCGTTCGTGTCGGAGCCGTTCGTTCCTCCGGGGCCAGTCTCGTCCGGTGCGCTGATCGCAACATCGTCCACGTTCTCGTAGTTCAATCCCGAGCCCGCGTTGTTCGTCCACTGGATCGTGGCACCGTTCGCGTTGGGCAGCAAGCCCTCGACGACCGAGGGGCCGAGGAAGTCGAGGTTCTTCGAGCCCGTCCCGTCGAGGACGTACATGTCGTCGTAGCGCAGCGTGCCCGAGACGTTGGACGTGTAGCGGAAGGCGAACGTGTTCCAACCGTCGCCTCCCGTGTTGGCGAGGTCCACGCCCGTGCCCGAGATGTCCAGCACGCCGTTGTGTCGCAGCTCGTAGGCACCGTTCGTGCTCGTGCGCACCGTGACCTTGAGTTCGATGTAGTGCCACACGCCGAAGTCGAAGTAGCTCGACGTAGCGACCGTCGTGGCACCGCGCTTGATGAGGAAGCGCACGCCCAGGCCAGAGCCAGACTCCATCTCCAGGTGGAACTGCTCGTTCACGCCCAGTTCGCAGTAAAGCCCCTGCGCGCCGCTGTTCAGCAAGGTGATGTGGGACGCGAAGCGGAAGCCGAAGCCGAGGACGAACGTGTTGCCCGAACCGATCGAGGGCGTCACGGCAACCGTGGACTGGATAGCCCCGGCGTTGCCGAAGACGCGCCCCGACTGGTTCGAGAACGAGCCAGAGAAGTTCGCGTACTTCCGCGCGAACTGAGAGGTTTGGGCGTGGGACTCGAATCCCTCGATCCAGACGCATGCCATGGTGTTAGCTCCTGCCGTTGCTGCGGTCGAGCAGCGTGTTGATGTTCCCCGCGTTCTCTCGCATGAAGGCGAGAAGCGCGTTGCGCCCACCAGCGGTGAGCGTGTCCATTTCCTTGTCACCCGCGACGACGGCGGGAACGACGACGATCCGATCCTGCGCCGCGCCCTCCGCTCCCGCGTTGGCGTTCGCGAGACGGTCGGACACGAGCCCGCCGGACTGCATGCCCGTGCTGGGACCGGCGGCTTCGGCAGAGGTGCTGCCCACGACGGGCATCTTACCCCCGTTCATGGCTTCGAGCAAGGGCAAACCAAGGGATTTCACCGCCGAGCGGCGCATCACGAACTCACCGGGGGTGAGCCAAGCAGGGATCGTGTCCGAGGCCGGGATGTGGGCCGGGCGCTTGGGCCGCCCGCCGCGTCGGAACCCCTGAGCCCTGCGGCTCTCGTGGTCCGGGACCTCCCCACCCTTCGCGAACCCTGCGGGCGGGACAACCCCCCCAGTCGAGAATCCCCCTCCGGCTGCGGCGAGAATGGCGGCGACAGCGGTCGCGTTCGCCAATCGAATGGCGGCGACCGACGTTGCGGTGGCGATCTCGACGGCCCCGATTGCCGTGGCCTCTTCCACGCTGTCCTTCTCATCCGCGCCGAACCCAGCCTCGATCAGAGCCTTGGCGATGGCGAGTTCGATGAGCTTCTGGAGGATGAGCTGCGCGATCTGTTGCAGCAGTCGGGCAAAGTTCTCCTTGATCGTGGCCGAATCCTTGGTGGGATCGAACACGTCAACGATGGCCTGCGAAGCGAAGGACACGAAGCCTTGCAGGGCGGTGGTCGCGATCTCGATTCCGGCCTGGAACTTCGAGGAGAAGTTGTTCGCGAAGTCGTCGAGCCCTCGCTCGAAGCCCTCGTTCAGGCTGCCGTTGAGGGCCAGTTCGGCTTCGCGCTCGGCAACAAGCAGTTGCTCAAGCCTCAGTCTGAGGATCTCGGCCTCAAGCCCCTGGCGCGTGCGCAGAGC